GGTAGTTGTAGCCGTTCTTGAGATAGACGAAATGACCGTTTCGGTGGTGGACCTTGAGCCAGACTTTCCACCGGAAGAGCTCCCACCGCTGCCGCCGGTGGGGATGGAGCTGCCGCCGGTGCCAGCGGCAGCAGCAAGCTCAGCCTGCCGCTCAGACCAGCTCTTGTTGCTGATGCCAACGCCATTTAGCGCTGCCTGCCTGCGGCGGTCGCGGGAGTTTTGTTGGTCCGTTGATGTGCGGTAATCCTCGTAGCTGTCATAATCGGAGTAGGCAGTTTTGCCAAGGGCCTTGTTCAGGGCGTAACTGGCTCTATCCAGAGCGCTTACAGCCGCCGAACCCAGCCTGCCAAAACTGCTGATAATGGTGCTGATCGGGTTGTCTAGGCCAAGAATCGCTTCGCCGAGGCCTTTCCACCCATCCTTTTTGTAAGCGTCCTGCGCAGCCACCACCATATTGTTCAGATTGCCGATGACCACGCCGATTCCGTTGCTCAGGTCGCCGGTCATAAGGCCCGCCAGCTGGCTCACGTTATCTTTCAACGTGGATACCCGGCCATTCATGGTCTGGCTTTGGGTGTCCATGGCGTTGTAATATCGTCCGCCCTCTTCGCTGGCCGCGATAAGGGCCTGAGACAGAGTATCATAGCTGATGGTCATCTTCTGGACTTCCTGCACCGATTTTCCGGTGTAGTCGGCCAGGACCTGATAGACGTTGATACCTGCATAGGCAAACTGCTTGATGTCGATGGCGGACGCCTTGCCCACGTTGGCGATCTGCTGCAGGTTTGCCGACATGCGGGACAGCTCTGCATTGCCGCCACCTGTAGCCGAAACAGCGTCGCCCAGCGCCATGATGACCTTGCGGGAGTAACCTGCATTTTCACCGGCGCTGATGAGCAGCTGATTGGCCTGTGTCAAGCTCGCCACATCAAAGGGGGTGCGGGCGGCGTCCTCCTGAATGGCGTCCATGGCCGCTTTGGCCGCCTCAGCGCTGCCCAGCATGTTGGTAAAGCCGGTGGTGTAGCTTTCCAGCTGGGCGTTGTACTCGATGCCGGAAGCGATGAACCCCTCTGCGGCACTGAGTGCAGCGGCGTAAAGCTTCGAGAAAATGCCCGCCATGACCGTGCCCTGCGCAATGGCACCGGCCAGAGACTTGCTGGACGCTTTATCCGTAGAGCTGGCAAAGTCATCCATGCCGTTGTTTGCGGCTTTCAGCGCGGTCGTGGTTGCCCTGAGCTGCGCTTCTGCCTGTGCCAACATGGTCTTGAGGTTTTTGGTCTCAGAGGATGCTTTGCCGGTCTTGCCCACCGATTCGTTGTAACGTCTGGTCAGCTCCACTACGGCCTTTGCGGCCTTGCTATACTCTCCTGACAGCGAAGAAACGGTCTTTTTCGTCTCGGATTGCACATTTTGGATGCTCTGCCGGTAAGCGGAATCATCCAGCGACAGAGTTGCTTCCAGATTAAAGATATTCAGGGCATTTCACCTCCTCCGCACAGCTCCGCCAGAGCTTTTGCATTGTCGGCGGTGATCTGCTCCGCCGTGCGGGTGTCTTCTTTGGTGTGCAGTAGGGGGAAATGCTTGGATGCAAGCCCGGAGTAAAGGGGCTGGATGCCGAGATACTGCCCGATGGCGTCGGCCACATAGTCCCGGAAAAGCTGCGCCTCCTGATGCCTGCGCACCTCGGCGCGGATATGCTCCATGATGTACGGCTTGCCCAGCAGCCGGAGCATATCCAGCCGGATGGTGGATACCAGCCGCCGGTAGCCGTCCGCGCCGATCACATCAAGGACTGAAAAAAATCCATGAAATCCACATCCAGGAGCGCCCGGCTCATGGCAGAGGCCAGCACCCGGGTAGGCGGCTGCTCCTCGTCCTTGTCCAGCACCACGAACAGGGGCAGGATGCCGAGGGTGAGGTCTGCCTTGTCCGTGTAAAGCAGCTTGGTCATGTCCACGGCGTTTTTGTTAGCCTGCGCCCGGCGCTTTTCCAGCCGCTCTGCGTCCGTCTCTGTGCCGGTCAGCTCCGGCTCGCGGCCCAGAATGTCCATCACGCCGGAGTCTGCCACGTACTTTTTATAAGCCTGCGCACACTCATAGGTGCGCTTGAGGTATTCGGTGCCGTCGAGATCGATGATATTGCGCATATGTCCTCCTTAGTCCCCGGTCGGGGCCTTGACGATCGAGTAAAATTCCATGGGGGCCTGAGTGGGATTTTCCAGGTCGGCGTAGCCGGTGAGAGTGATCTGCATGGAGCCGCCGCCGCGGTGAGCTGTCTTGAGGCTCAGGCCGCCGGAAGAAAGGGCGTTGAAAATTTTGCAAACCAGAAAGCCGCCGCCGATCATAGGGCCAACCCAGTACAGCTCCCTGTAGTCCTTCAGGGCAGCCTCGATGCGGGGGACCACATGGGTGGGGTCGTCTGCATCGATGTCAGCCGTGCCGATAGCCAGCTTGAGCACGTCGGGGCTTGCGTTGGGGGTGGTAAAGGCGATGGTGGCGGTGGTTCCGGTGACCTCATTGCCCTGCTTGGTGTTTGTGGGTGCGTTGTCGATGTCGGCCAGCGTATCCTCCATGCTGTTGCTGTAGGAGATGGTCACGCCGCCCTGCGTGGCACATGCGACATTGGTGCTGTCGATTTTGGGAGCGGAAAGATCAAATGTGGAAAGCAGATTGCCGGAGCCTTTCGGGATGCTCTTGAACGCATCCGGGGTCAGCACATTGACCGCGAACTTTTTTGCCAGAGTTTCAGGCATAAAGGATCCTTTCTCACGGGATAAGCCGTGTAAGCTCAAAGTTGAGGTATTCGCACAGATAGCCCTCGGGCGGGTTGTCGAGCGGCTGCGCCCACGGGCTGCCTGTGCGCAAAAGAATAGCGCCGCCCTCGCATTCGATGGTCAAGCTATCTGCAAGGGCTGCGCTTATCTTGTCTTCGGTCTGTAAAATAGGCGTCCGGCCTTTGGCACTCGGGTACCAAAGCCGGGCGTGGAAGGTGCCGGACTCATTCCAGCCTCCGGGAATTGTCGGCTGATAGGTCAGATACGGCAGTGTTGCGCTGGGTGGAATGTTGTCTTCCAGATAGCCCGGGATGCCAAACCCGTTGAAAAACGTGTTCAGCGCCCGGTTGATGCTCTCAGACGGCCCCATCACGGCAGCACCGCCTTTTTGCACTTCACGGCCCGCAGGCCCATGCCGGATTCTGCCGGGGCGTTGCCCTCATCGGCTGCACTCGTCACCTGAAAGGTCTGCCCGTCGCTCACCCGCTTGATGTAGTCCGGGAAAGCCAGAGGCACACCGGTGTTGACCAGCAGCGTATAGGTGGACGCTGTAGCCGCCTGCTCTGCAACCTGAGCCTCCACGGTGGTGTCGTGGCGCTCTACGGCCTCAAATTCCGGGCCGTCCGTCCAGCCGGACACAAAGCCGCCGACGCCATCCGGCTCATAGCTGCGGGTCTGGAAGCAGAATTTTTTGGTAAAGCTCTGCATCACGGTGGATGCAGTGAACGGATTGACCATGTCACATCTTCCTCCACTGGTTGATCTCGGATTTGTAGCGGGCCTTACCGTCAGCGGGCAGCCCGTCCGCGCCTGTGGCCATGGTGCCTGACCATCCGGCAAAGGACTGGGACACATACACGCCGCCGGCGGGCAGCGCCTTATCGTATGCGTCGATTTTTTCAGCCAGCGCCACAAAGGCGGGCGGCACCCGCATGGGCTGTACCGTGCCGTTAAAGGTCTCGGCAGTCAGATCGCCGTCCCCGGCCTTGTGCACGCCGTCATTGAAGATGGATCCGCACACGAGGAAATACCGTCCCGGCACTACCCCGGCGGGCACGGTGTCCGGCTCAAAGGCAAACTCCCCGGCAATGGGGTCGTCCGCCCGGTCAAAAAAATTGTGCGTGTAAACGCACAGCTCAGGGACGGTCATACAAAGTCACCCCCTTGCAGATCAGACCGATTCGCCCGGGGTAATGGTCTCGACCGCGATGCCGTCGATGTATTCGGCAAACAGGGTCATGCCCATGACCGCAGTGATGACAGTGACAAAGGTGCCATAGTCGGGGCGGGTGTTCACGCCCACGATGCCGGTGTTGCTGTCCGTGGTAAGGCGGAAGCCAGCACGAGCCCAGTCGGAGTTGGTAGGATTGACGTAATACAGAACGATATTGTCCGCAGGAGTTGCGATCACCTTACCGCGTGCAATCTCGGTTTCTGCCAGCAGGAAAACGGTCTTATACCCCATGAAGTTTTTGATGTAATTGAAACCGAACTCACTCTGCTCGTTGATGACAGCACTGGTTCCCAGGTACTCGTACACGTCCAAAACATTCACGAACGCCACAACGTCGGTAGCAGTACGGTGCATGGTCTTGAACTTGTTCAGGACGCGGCCTTTTGCCATTGCCATTGCTTCCTGAAAGGTCTTGGAAGTGCCCTTCAGTGTGCCGGTATTGAGGTACTTGTAGAAACGTCCGGCCACATCGGCGGTCAGGTCGTTCAGCATCTCCTCATCGGTCATCTGAACAGCGTTCTCGTAACCATCCTCAAGGATGGCTTCTGCGGTCGTACCCTTGGCCCACTTTTCGAGGGTGATTTTCTCATAGTCCTTGGTCTTGACGGTATACTTGCTGTAGGGGATCTCCTCGCCCTCGCCAACTTTTCCGTCCTGCAGGGTACCCTGTGCATACTTGCTCTTCAGCACCGTGTTGGGAAGCATCTCAATCTTGCGGGATACGCCCATAATGTCGCGCAGATGTTCCCAGTTGCGGCCGAAGCGGGTCACGAAGTCGATCTCGCGTGCAGTGGTCTGAATGTCAGCGGCCATCACAGTATTAGTTTTTGCAGGCATAAGTTAGTCCTTTCCATCGCCTGTCCCATTGAACAGGTCGATATTTGCTGCAATCGCGGCCTGCCGTTCGGTAGAATCCTTGATTGCAAAAATTTGGTCTTTGGTCATTTTGGAGCCGGTATTGGTGGGCGGAGTGTCCACCTTTGCGCCGGTGGTCGTGGTCGTAGCCACAAAGTCGCCCCATACGTCTTTCTGGCTGTCCATGAACTTCTTTGCGTCCTTGACCTTGCCGTTCTCGTCCAGCTCCAAAGCATCAATGTCCGCGCCGGTCATTTTTACAACGCGGTCAAAGTGCTTTTCCAGCACGCCATTGTCCTTCAGCAGCTGCTTGTATGCCGCTGCTTTCGTGGCCCGGGTATCCTTCTGGGTCTGCTGGGCCTTGTAGTCGGTCAGCGCCTTTTCGGCGGCTTCCTTGCCGCTGTTGGCTGCGTCCCGGTCTTTTTCGGCTTTGGCGAGGGCTGCGTTCTTCTCATCGAGCTGGTTCTGCAAAGTGTCCGTTTCCTCATGCAGCACGTCCAGAATTTTCTTGAGCTTGCCGCTGGTGTCGGTCGTTTCATCTTCCAGAATCGCCCGGAGGGTCTTGCGTTCGAGTGCCATGTGATAGTCCTTTCTGCCCATGCTCGGGCTGCCATGCTTGGCGATAAGGTTTATTTGCCGGACGTGCTGCCGGTGTGGTGCCGCCTGTGGGGCTTGAACCCACGGCCCCCGGATTACAAATCCGGCGCTCTGCCAACCTGAGCTAAAGCGGCATAAAAAAGCGGCTGACGCTGTACGCCAACCGCTGAGTATTTAGTTTTTGCGTGCAACTTTGGTGATACATTCGACCGCCCAAAACTTCGCTTCCTGTAATTTTGTCATGCACAGACTTTTTTCTCGGCTTTCAGGAAGTGCGTCAAGCTGCGTTGCAAGCTCAAGGAAAAGGTCTTCTGCCTCGCAGTGCGCAGTTTTCACATCATCGGGCAGGAACTTTTCTTTTGGTGTTTTGAACATTTTCTCCAAATTCATAAATTACGCCGCCTTGTTTCCTTCCTCTACGGCGATCTGCCGCAGCTCGTCAATGTGGTCCTCCACCGCCGGGCGGAGGAACGGACGGGCTTTCATGCCCCGGGTAAAGTGCCACTTGCCGTTGAAGTCTTTCCAGACCCACGGCGTTTTGCGTCCGTTGCCTTTCTCGGCAAAGATACCCGTTCCCAGCTCCACATAGACGCTGTAAAAGAGATTCGACCCGATGGTCACGATCTTTTTTGCAAGGTCTACGGCATAGGTCAGGCTCTGCTTGAGCTCACCGCCCACGTAGCCCTCAATGCCCGTGCTGTCTGCCGTGCCAGTAGGCACAAGCAGCTGGGCGTAGTCCTGCACCCTCATGCCCCAGATGGTAAGCACCCGCTCCGCCCATGAATCCAGCGCCTCATGCAGCTGCGGGGTGTTGTCGGTGAATTTTATGTCGTAGTTAAATTTCATGGTTATTTCTTACGTTTTTTTTGTTCTGCGTTGTAATTGATGCTTCTTAAAATCATCTCGCCGGAGAAGTTATATCTGCTGTCAATGACCTGTTTTGCCGGGATTTCGCTCATTTTGGAAAAGTTTTGAGCGCTGGCGCTCCGGTATTCTTTTGCAGCCGCAATCCAAGCGTCATTGTCCGCAGTAATTCTGCTTTTGAGCTCAGCCGTCATTTTGCTGCTCGGATGCCTTTGCTTGAAATCTGCGATCTCTTTTTTGTTCTGCTCTTCCATACGCTTGATATTTGCATCAATCGTATCAAAAGCGGTCTGAATAATATCTTGCGCCCAAGCAACCTGTTTTTCGCTTCCCTTAATCGGCAGCGATGCTGCGTTAAAAGCAGCTATTCCTCCGTTGCCTGCTCTCGCGGAACTGCCCGAACCTCGTTTACTCACGGTAATGCCTCCTTTCGTATTGAAACGGCTTGATTTTTGTGACGTTCCAGTCAAATTCTGCCGGACACTTGCCGTACCACAAAATGCTGCTTGGTTGCAGAACCTCAAGTGCATTGCGGCAGTGCTTGGCAAAGCATTCCGCTTCGTATGGGTCAGATTGTGTTCCGTGGCTGGAAATGCTCACAATGGCGTTTCTCGGCTCACCATCAAAGCACCAGTCATAACTTTGCTCGCCGCACCAGCAGAGCGTTGGAATGACGTGGATGCCGTGCGCCTGCCAGTATGCAGCCAGCCAGTGCTTTTTGTAGTGCATGAAAAGCTGCACCGCAAGCGGCATATCGCTGTAAAGCGAAAAATCCGGCGAACATACCGCGCCGAACTGCTGCAAAAGGGAAATGTATTTGTCCGGGTTGTTCCAGAACCGTTCAAACTGGTAATCGTCCTTGTAAAAATGCACGCCTTTTGTGGCCTTGTCTTTGGCCGTCAGCGCATAATTGACCGGGATCCATTCCAGCTTGTCAATGCGGATGTCCGTTTCCGGCCTGATTTCAGGGATGCCATACTTGCCAACGCCCGGAAATATCATTCTCTCGGTGTTTTCCATCGGCAGAATCACGGTTCATTCCTCGGTTCTCGCTTTTTCTTTAAGATACGACCGCACTCAGGGCAGAAATTCAGCTGTCCGGCACGATGCGTTACCGTACCGCACACGCCTGCGCCTTTCCTGTGCGTTTTTGTGATAAGACTGACTTGAAACGTGGTGTAAAGGCCGTTCTCCCCTTTGGGGGAATTTTCCTTCCACCACTCAAGCCTCTCGCAAAATTTGCAAGGCTTCTTCTCATCCATGCTTTGCAGCCTCCTTTTTTCTCTTGCGTTCTTCCGCCCACCACATCTGCTCGGCCTCGGTGCCGCCCTTGGATTTATACCACTCGGTGTAATCCATGACAGGCGTGACCTCTTTTGTTACGTTGTCCCGCTGCATGGCGTTCTGCCGGGGGTACTTTCCCAGCGCAGAGGACAGCACACAGCGGCAGTGGTAGACCATCTCCGGCGCTGCGTTGGGGTCGCCGGGGCGCTGAATCTCGTAGCCCATGACCTTGAACGGCTCGTCAAGCTCTGCTGTCTGCTGGTCAAGCAGGCGGTGCATCTCACGGGTGCGGTAGTCGTGGGTGGAGTTCCAGCGCTTTTTGACCTCGATGCCCAAAGCCTGGGCGTTTCGCATCTGCTGCAAAGCCCCGGCGTTCTGGGCGCTGGTAAGGGCTGTGATGGCGTTGTTCATGGCCCAGTGGATCTCTGTATCAGCCATACCGTTTACGGCTTGCACGGCGATGTCGTGGACGCTCTTGCCCTGCACGATACCCTGCATGACGTAGCGGTTGAATATCTTTGCATCATAGGTTTTGTTGCTCTCGCTTTTGATACGCTTGTTTGGCACAAGCCGGGGGCGCTCCTGCAAAAGTAGCCGCACCGCTTCGGTGTTGTACAGGGTCAGCCCGAACGTCACGCCTGCGGCCTGTTCCAGCTCGTAGAAAGCCCAGTTTGCGCCAAAGGAAAATATGTTGTATTGCTCGTCCCGGGCCAGCTTGTAGGCCGTCTCTTGGGCTGTGGTGCAAGTCTGGGTGATGCCGTCCAGCTTTGCCCGCATCAAATCGGACTGAAAGACCTGATTTTGCAGCCAGATGCGGTAATCCTCTTCGGTGATCTCGCCTGCATCCAGCTGCGCCCGCTTGCGCTCGTCCAGCGCTTTGTACTTTGCCAGAAACTCGGTGAGCTGCTCGGTCATCTCCCGGCGGGCAGTGCCGTACACCCGCAAAATGCGGCAGCGCAGGCGGTTCAGCTGGCGGGTAGAGATGTGGTCACGGTCGGTTTGTTTCATGGTCGTCTCTTCCGCTATAGCGGTCTCGAAACACTAGGTCATGCATAATTTCGGCCTGTTTTTCAATTTCGTCCTGAGATTTTGCGTTCAGTGCGTTAATAAAAGCCTGAACAAGCGGGTAGTCTTCATTCTTACTCATCATTATTGTCCTCCTCAGTTGTTTCTCTCGCCGCGCTCTCTGCCATCAGCGCCGCCTTAGCCTGCTCCTTCTGTTCCGGGGTCAGGTTTGGCAGCAGGTCAATGGCCATGTCCTTCCCGATGATGGGTGCCTCAGAAATCACCGTTGCGACCTGCTTAGCTGTGTTGGTAATCTTGCTGCGGTTGAATGCCGGCATAGCGTTGTCAAAGCCAGCCAGTGCGCAGATCTGCCGGATGAATGGCTTGATCTGCGCCTCGAAGTCGTCCGCGTTCTGGTTCAGAGGTTCATAGGCTGCATCCAGATGGTCGTTGGTACTGTCCGCGCTGACGCAGTGCACGTCCAGACCGCCGAAGTCCTCATATACCCGGGTGTGGAGCAGCTCCAACAGAGCCTGCCGGGCCGTCACAGGGATCTCGGTGGTATAGGGGGTGATCTTACCGCCCTCGCTAGTGTCTGCGCCTGCAATGTGGTACAGATTCAGCTTGACAAGAAACTCCTGCAGCTCGCCATCGGTCATGCCGTTGAAGTTCTCGCACAGCCAGTAGATCTGCGAAAAGTCTTGCAAGTCATTGCAGAAACCGGACATCACCAGATCGGTGTTGTCAATGTAAGCTTTCAGCCCCACAAGGGTGCTCTGGTGCAGGTCGGAGCCCCACAGCGGCACAATGGGAAGAGCGCTGTAGTTTTCGCCCTCCACGCTTTCCAGCCCGCCGCCGGGTGTGGTGACGGTCACGCTCTTGTATGCCTGCTTCGGCGTTGTCTCCTGCATCACATTGCCGATTTTGCTTTCCGTATACTCGGTAAAGCCGTCCAGCTCGTACAGGATATAGTGCATATCCGTGTCCGGGTTCAACCGCCAAAAGCGCACACCCGCCTGCAAAAGGCCTGTTTTTTCATCGTACAGGGGCGCGAACTCGGTCAGCTTGAAAATCACCAGATGGTCGTTGTTCCAGAATCCGAAGCTCTCACCGTGGATCAGGGCGAAATATCCGGCTTTCTGGATCTGCTCGTCAAAGTTCTGCCCAAGCTTGCCCTTGTCCACGCCATCGTCCGCAAAGACCACGCCGTTGCCGAGGGAGTAGGTCGCCCGCTGCTTGTTGAGCCGCCGGAAAAGATTACTCTTGACCATATCGGGGCGCAGGACATCCTGCTTTGTGTTTTTGGACAGGCGTTTCAGCATCAAAGCGTAAGCCTGCGCGAAGCGTTCAGCCCCCGGGTTTTTCTGGGCGTCGTACAGATCAGCGTCCAGCGCCATTCTGTAAGGTCCGGAACTGCAGTGCTGCTGCACGAACCGCCGGATGAAATCAGGCTGTTCCCCGGCGGCTTGCGCCTGCTGGAAGGTCTGGAATGTGTATACAGTGCTCAAAATCAATCCCTCAGTTTCACAAGGCGCTTTGTGCGCACGAAATAGCGGATAGCGTCCATGCAGTGGTCATTTACCTTCAGCACGGTGTCGTCTTTGTCCGGGTCCCAAGCGTACACGCCGAACTCTTCCAGCGTGTGCTTGCAGTCTTTGTAGATCTTCAGCCGTCCGGTCTGCAGCATGGTCTGCACGTCCAGAATGCCGCTCAGGACGTCGTTATTTGCGGGGGTCTGGGTAAAGCCGTTCTTGCGCAGTTCTGTGATCAGGGGCAGGGCCGAGGGGTCTACGATGACCCTTTCCGGCTTGAGCCCGTTCAGCCACGCTTTCAGGTCTGTAACGTACTCGCCCACGGTCTTTTGCCGCTTCTGCTCTCGCCCGCTGTAGTAATACTCCCGGGTGACGATCCAGCAGTCTGCATCGGCCTGTTTTTGGAGCAGCAGGAACACCGTTGCGTTCTGGGTGCCGAAGTCACACGCCACATAGGCGCTTTTCGGAGACAGCTCCGGCAGCACGTCAATGACGTGTTTTTTCGGGTCGAACATGTCATATACAAGGCCCTCTGCCACCGTCCACAGGCCCAGAATGTAGCGCTGGTAGAAAACTCCGCTGTACTGGCTGCGGTATCTGGCCTTGATGTCCTCAGAAAGCGACAGGTTGTCGTCCATCGTGAAATGGAGATACATCATCTTGCGGGAACGGCACTTGCGCACCCATTCCAGATAAAACCAATGCTGCGGACTGCCCGGGTTGCAGTTGAACCAGAATTTTGATCCGGTGACGGAGCAGCGGGCCGTGGCCTGATTGACAAAGCTCTGCGGCATCAGGGCCACCTCGTCGAAGAATGCCCCGGCCAGCGTGATGCCCTGGATCAGGTCTTGGCTGCTCTCGTCCTTGCCGCCAAAAAAGTAAAACTCGTTGGTTCTGCCGCCCTTGCTGATGGTCATGCAGTTTTCTGCCCGGCGCTCCTTGACGTTGTAGCCACGGGCTGAAAGCTGCTGCTTGAGCGTTCCCAGCACATTGCGCCGGAAGCTGGCAATGGTCTTGCCGCACATGGCAAACTGCTGGCCGCTGTAGCAGGTCATGGCCCACTGTACGAACGAAAAGCTCATGGCAAAGGTCTTGCCCGAGCGAATAGCGCCATCTGCAATGATGCCGTTGTAGCCGCTGTATGCGCTCTGCGGTGTCCACCAGCTCAGGACCTGCTTTTGCCGCTGGCTGAGGGCTTTCCAGCGAAAGCCGTTACTTTTCCGCATTGTCGTCCTCTTCCTCTGGCAGCATCTCCACGTCATCCGGCGGGCTGAGGTCAGCGGCGGCGCTCAGTGCCTCCACAAGCCCATCGTCCGGGACTTCTATGCTGCTTTGATCTCCCAGCATGGCAAACTTGTCCACGATTGTGCCAAAGGCCGTGGAAAGCTGCGGCAGTGTTGCTTCCGCGATCTTGTCCGGGTCAGCCATCGCTTTCAAGTACAGCCCGAGAAGCTCTTGTGCTTCTCCTTGCTTGCTCTCCATGTAAGAAAGCATGTCCTTCGAGTTTTCCCGCTTTTTTTGTGCACACAAGCGCGCACTCTCCGGGTCCTCCTTCACAACTTTCTTAACGGTCGCGTCTGAAACATCATTCAGCTTTGCGGCTGCACGGTAGCTTTGGAGCTGCACATAGTCCGCAACGATCTTCTTTTTTTGCTTATCTGTCAGCCGCCGTGCGCCCACCGCCACCACCTCTCTAAACTCATGCAAAAGAAAAACCGCCCGGAAAATCCGAACGGTCAGAATATCAAAATAAGAGGCCTTGCTTGTCGGGTGCAAAGCCTCTGCGCCCGGAACTTTCGCGGCCGGATGCCCCGCTATTGCACTCCCCGCTCTCGTCAGATCATGCAAGCACTCCCGGCAGGACTCGAACCTGCAACATGCGGTTTTGGAGACCGCCGCTCTACCACTTGAGCTACCGGAGTATAAAACACCGCCCTTGGACTCGAACCAGCCAGCAATATCTCAGCTGACACGCGCTCCGTACTGCGCTCAGGCGGCCATATAAAACAGCCCTGGCGGAGAACCAGGGCTGTTGTTTGACGCACATCCCGTCGGGAAGTCTACCCACACCCTCAGGGATTCAAAGCTTTCTCTCGTGGCACGGGAGGTTAAGCGTGCAGCTTTGTGGGGGATGAGTCCATGCGCCATACGGTGCGATACGGCGGAATCGAACCGCCTCTTGTCTCTCGTGAGCGACAAGCTGCCTTTGCGTCAGTGTATCGCATAGAAGCAGCCCGCAAAACGGTGAAGGAGAACAGGAAAGCATGAAAACCTGTCACAAGGAAGGAACCGTTTCGGAGGCTGCGTGGCAAGCGGCTACCGCTTAGCGCTGAACCGCTTATTAGAATTTTACATCTAAGCCTACAGACTTGAAAAGAGCTGACCCCTCCCAAAATCACGCTGTGTTTTCTTGTGCATGTTGTACACTTTGCACGTCAGAAAACTCGTCCCATATCTCGGCCAGGGCCATACATCCGCGTTTGATTCGCCGGTAGACCACATCTGCCCCGCACACGCCGACTTCTTTTGCAATTTCCTTGTGAGATTTTCCTATGACATAGTGCTCGCAAATCGATTCGGCACATTCCGGCTCGGCTATCAGGCAGTATGCCCGCCGGGTGGCCTCGACACGCAGATTGCACAGGTCCGTCTCCATCCTTTGAAGTTGTCGGCGCTCGGTGTCCAGCTGCTCTACAGCAAAGCCCACCTTGTCCCCATTGCCACCACCTGCAGGCATCCCGCTCAGGCTCTGGGTGCATTTTTCTGCCGCGTCCCGGATGCGTTGTATTTTTTGCTTTTGGACTTCGATAGCCGCCGCAAGGTCCCGGCACTGCTGAAACCACGCCTTGACGGTGCGGTAATCCACGCCGCCCGGTGGTGTCGGCGTCTCGCTCTCAGGTGTCCATGTACGGATCATCACTTTCCCTCCTCAATGTGTAGTAGGCTCATTTGACTTGTGCGCTCCGCAAACCTCTCTTCTTCCATGTGAAAATAGGAACTGTCAATTTCAAACCCGATAAAGTCAATTCCGGCTTCATAAGCGGCAATTCTGCTACTTCCGCTGCCAAGGTGAGTATCTAGCACCTTTTGTCCAGGCTTTGCGTAGTTTTTGAAGATCCAATCATACAGCGCAACTGGTTTCTGTGTTGGATGGATTCTTTTCTCGTTCAGGCTTTTATTGCCCTGCATGATATGTCCTTCTGTGATGCTCTTACCTTGCATCATTCCAGACCACATATACCGAAACAGCCGAACACTAGAGAACAAATCCGTCGCCGCGATCTCACAGTCTGAGAAACTCGATTTTCCATTGCACTTGTCCCACACGATCCGACCGGATGCAAAACTATAATCGAAGTAGTTGCAGCCCCATACAATGTAGTGTCGGCTTACCCGGCGCAGCTCGTCGAAGTATTCCTTTCCCGGCTTCGTCCATTCCGGCGAAACCGGATAGTCACGATGTACTCCAATCTTGCTGATTTTTGACCCGTAGAATCCTCTGCGTTCAGGCCCCGAAAAATACGGCGGGTCTACCACAGCAAGATCAAAGAAATCGTCCCGGAACTCTTTCATTGCTTCCATGCAGTCCATGTTATAGCATTTGTTTAACACAAACATCATGTATCGTCCTCCATTTCTTCAATCTCGATTTCCGCCCTCGGGTTTTTCCGGTCAAGCTCCACCCGGCTGCCGTCGTGGGCGGCGACGATCTTGCTGTTGTCGTCCTCCAGCACGCGGGCTTTTACCAGGATGTCTGTGGTTGCCTCGATGAGGTTTGCCAGATCGACTCGGCGGGCGGTCTTCATGTAGTAGACGCACCGCACGTTCACACGGGCAGAGATGGGGCTGCGTGGCCTTTTGATTTTCCGCAGGCAGTCCGTCTCATAGTCCACGTATGCCTTGCTGGGGGCCACAAAGCGCCCACCTGAGCGGCTTTTGAGGATGCGGGCAGAGTTTTTCTTGGTGCGCGGGTCGCCGTAGAGGGTCAGTTTCATCTGCCGTCCTCCACATAGTACCAGCTTTGCGGCGGACGTTCGATTCCGAACGCTTCTCTCCGGCAAATCAGCTTTTCTGCGTCCCATCTGCGGCAGGTGCAACAGTCTCCGCGATGCGTACAGGGCTGTATCGCCCAGAAATCTTTAAGCCTTACTGACTCTTCGTAGAGTTTGAAGTTTGAAATATGCCAGAAAAACAGGTCAACGTAGAGTGCATTTTGTGATGCGTAGCGATGCAGCTCATCGTAGGATACGCACGAATCTTTAGCAAATCGTTCATTAAACTCGTCCCGATGCGCTGGATACGGAATCAACGCTCGTTCGATTTTATCGCATGTAAACTCGCCAATGATATTGCCATCCAACCGCTTCCATCCTTTGCCCGGGGCAATTAGGAGCCAGCCTGTTTTGGATTTGCTTTTCGTGCAATAGACATAGCACTTAAATGGAGTCTCCAGCTTCGGGCGGGTCCTGCGCGCCTCAATGGTCTTTTTCCCACGAATGATGAGGTCGCACCATTCAGGCCGGATGCTCAGCAAGATAGCTTTCATTTTTTCATCATCCCTTCCATTGCCAGCTGCTCGCACTGCTTTTCAGCTTCTCTGCGCTGCTGGTCATACTCAAACAGCATATCTGCGTACTCATTGCCAACCCGGCGGATGGCCGTTTCCAGCATCTCCGTCACAAGGTCGTGGTACTTGTCCGCGCCCTTGCGGCTGTTTCTGGCAGCTTCCCGGGCTTCCCACAGGTCGGTGATCTTGTCCCGCCTGTCGGCAGTGATTTCGCCATAGCCGTAGGCATCCTGGATCTGCTCCATGCTTTCCCAGCCTTCCAGCTCAGCAAAGGGGTCAGCTTCAGCCTTTGCCATGCTGCGGGCTTTGGTCTTTTTCTTGACGTACCGGGTCAGACCGTCTTGCATCACGGCGCGGGCATCGTCCATCGCCTTGCGGATGGCCTTTACCTCCCGCTCTCTTTTGAGCTGGTCGGGCCGGCCGGCCCATTCGGCCATCAGCTCGGATTTCGTTTTCGGTTTCATCTGCTTACCCCCATTGCTCGGCCATTGCTTTTGCAATTCCGGGAAAGGTCTTGCTTCGCTCTTTTTGCGATCTGTGGCCTCCCGGGTGGCCTTTCCCTCGCGGACCTTGCCCTTGCACCCAATACATTGTTGGCATGACAATTTCTGTAGGCTCTAGTGGAGGGAGACCTTTTAACCATAAGCAAGTCTTTTTGTGGAAGGGATGCCCGAACTGCCACGGCTGGATGATTTGTGTGTACCTCGGAAGGCGGTAAACGCCAGATGGCACGGGGTTTTCAACAGCAATCTTCGAAATTCCGCTTTGCAAGAATCGGAGGAAAAAGTCTTTTGCTTCCATGCCTTTGCTCAGACGTTCAAGAGCGACGTAACTTTTTCCATCAATGATCTTGTAAAGCCTAGAAGCGCCGGCGTTGCTCAGGTATGTGCAGGGAGGGTGTGCAATGAGCAAGTCCCACTTGCCAACGTCATGCGTTACGCCGTCCATTGTCACGACTTGCCCCCCCTCCAGAGCCTTGAGCGCATCTCCAAGAATATGCCACTCAGGATGCCCGCCGGATGGCTCCTGAATATCGCAGGAGTAGGCTTCGTGTCCTTTTGCCCGGAAAGCCTTGCATACTTCCTGCGATTCCTCACAGGCGATAAGCACTTTCATCTGTCCGCTCCTCCGTTTCGGCTCCCTTCATGCAGCCTTCACGCTTTTCGCCGCGGGACCGCGCATCGACTTCCGCAAGGGTTTCGATGTCGAACGAATCAAGCCCGCCGTGCTGAACGATCGCATTCAGGAGTTTTACCTCCTTCGCCAATTCAAGCAGCGTTCTTTTACCCGTCATTGACTTTGTTGCCCCATACAGAAGGTTGTTCAGAGAGATTATCTCCTCGCCGGTCAGTATGACCATTGCGAAGCCGCTCTCATTTTTTGCGTCGTCACGATGGACGAGTGAATGTATTCTCACTGTTTCCTCTCTTCCTCCCGAATAATTTCGAGATCGTAACTGCTCGCCACGAACCACAGGCAGAGGTCGTGTTGGATGCCGTTGCCCAGGTAAATGTAGATCAGCACCAGCTCTTTTTCGTTGCTCATGTCCACATCTCCCGTAAGTCCTTTTCGACCTGTTTGCCGCACAGGGTGCAGTTTCCAAATTTATTCATCTGTCCGCTCCTCCGTTCGCTCCCATATACTTCTTACGGCCCCGCTCCCGGTGACGGTCCTCGTGGTCGTAGCGGTATACAACGCCCCGGTCGGTCATCTGCTTTGTGTAAGCAAGCTCTGCGATATGCTGGCGCTTGAACTCGGCGTACTTGGGGCATGTGTCGTGGCATACCGGGTGCCGTGCAGGGCAGTCTTTACACGGTGTCATCTTCATTTTTCGCGTACCTCGCTTCCAACCGCTGCTTCCAACGGCTCATTTTGGGCTCTGCCTTTTCGCCGCACTTGCTCATAAATGAGTGGTAGTTCAGATCGTCTTCCAGCAAAAGTGCGTCAATGCAGTTCATGACATCGCCGATTTCTTCTTCCAGCGACTCCCAGCATTCGGGGATAGTCTTGGGAGTCGGGTTTGAGTCATCCAGCGCCCGGCGCAGCTTGAGCGCCGCCTGTGCGGCCTCTGCCAGCTCTTCTGCCATCTGGGCGAGAATTTCGCCCTGCGAAAGATGGTCTATGATTTTAGCCATTTTTCAGCACCTCCGTTCTCACCGGTTTGATGTCCCGATACTCGGGGTAATGGTCACCCGCCAGCTGGCAGGCCCGGAACTCTGCCGCAAACTGACTCGCGGCGTTGATGCGGTATGTAAGCGCCGCGTTCCCGTGCGGGCCGCTGCACTCTACGATGACTTTGTATCTAGGCATTTCGTCCTCCGTTCTGGTTTGCCTGCCCAAGAAGCTTTCTTTCTTTCCTGGACTTGAGCATCCGGGTGCGGGCAGCAAGGCAGTGCTTCGCCAGCATCTGCTCACCCTGGGCCTTTTCGATGGCCTTTTTCCACGCCGGGAGAAGCTGGCTCTGCCAGCTGCACTCCGAAATCACCTCGTGGAATGTCTTATAGGCCATCTCATCCGGCACATCCTTGAGCGATGAGTTCGCCCAGATCTCCGCGATGCTTGCGCGGTTCTCTGCGGGCTGAGGCCGTCCAAAATAGGCCTCAGCGTCCGCAAGGAGCTTTGTCATCATCTCCACTGTCACGGTTTCACCCCCTTGAAAATATTTGCGTATGCTTCTGCGGTGCTTTCTGTGGCTTGTTTCCCGCGAGGCTGCTCTTGTCTGCGCTGCTCATTCGCTGCCACGTCCCCCGGGGTGCGTATCCCGTCCCGCTGCCAGCCAGACAGGATGCCGTTGATGTAGTTCCACGAGCGCTTCCCGGCCTCTGCAGCCTTGTCGATCGCCAGCAAAATCATCTCCGTGCTGTACTCCTGCCGCCATTTTTGCAGTTTTTCCAGCGCCGAACGCGGGAAGTCGCCGATAGCACGTTGGTAATGCTGGACGATTTTTGATAACTCCATATCAACGGCGGCGGTGTTATCGCGCTTTACAACATCTACATCCCCATCTACATCTACATCTCCATTTACATCTACATCTACAGTTATTTTTGTTATGTCGTCATTAGCATTGTTATCGTTTGTTATTTTTGTTATGTCTTCAGACTTTCCCCAGCGCTTTGCCATGCCGCGTTTTCCGGCGTTGCTGCGTTTCTTGCGGGTTTCATCCCATTTTTCAGACGCCCGTTTTACGTCGCTGCACATAAATTTCCAGTTGACACGCATCCCACGGTCTGAAAATTCGGGTTTTTCTCCGGTTTTGGCATACCGTGCAAGAGCTCGCATCAACTGCCCAACCTCTGCGTCGGAGTATTCTTCCAGCGCGTCGAACCAGCTCAGATACGCCACAAATGACTTTTTATCGTCCTGTGCCACTCAATCACCTCCTTTGCGCGCCCGTATAGCCAGATAGCACAGCTCTCGGCTTAGAACGGGAGGTCTTCGCTGTCGTCGATGACCGAGAAGTCGTCTGCGCTGCCCTGCGAATACTCCGGTACGTTCTGAGACTTCTGCGGGGCGTTGTGAGCGGTGTTTGCTTCGCGCACATGATTTTCCGTCTGCCGGTCGAAATCGCGCACAGCAGGCTTCTCTGCGGCCTTTCCGCCGCAAAAGCTCACCTGCGACGCAAGAACCTCGGTGGCTGTGCGGTTGTTACCATTCTTGTCCTGGTACTGACGGGTCTGCAAGCTGCCTTCGATGGCGATCATGCTGCCCTTCTGGAAATACTTACAGACGAACTCGGCGGTCTGCCGCCACGCGGTGACGTCGATAAAATCGGACTTGCGCTCTTCGCCCTGCCGGGCAAAGCTGCGGTCACAGGCAATGCGGAAACTGCACACATTGATGCCGCTCGGGGTGGTCTTCAATTCCGGCTCGTAGACCAGACGGCCCATCAGCGCAACAACATTAAGCATGGGCCGCACCCTCTTCCTCGGCGTCGCCAGCGCCTACCTCGTAGTCGATGTTGGCGCCCATCAGGACCTCCGGACACTCGGCGCGGGCAAAGTAAGCGGCGGCGCGGTACTTGAGCATCATTTCGGTCATTTTGGGCCAGTAGCTGCCATTCTTGTTCCACCACCCGGCATCCTTTGCCATCTTGACCGTGACTTTCGGACCTTCGACCTTTTCGCCGGTGAGCTTGTCCACGCCGATCAGGCGGCAGCCCCAGTTGTCGGTGCCTTCTTCGCCCTCCATGCGGTAGCGGGTGCGGCCTGCAAACTGGCCGCTGTTGTCGATGAGGGCCTTGCAACTCTTGCCGCTCCATGTGGGCATACCATGGACGACGTAAAGGTTCTGCATGACGAAAAGGTGCGAGACACCCATGCGCAGGGCCATCTCGCAGGCGATGGCACACGCGCCGGGATTGCCAGTGTAGGTCTGAGGCAGAAAACCTTCGGGCAGCTGTGCCATCGCGGCGGCTTTGGACTTTGCAAGCATCCAGTTGCGCTCGTCAATGGTCAGGCCCTGAACCTTCTCGGCGTAGCTCTGACGTTGCGGAGGCTGAGTGGGTGCAGTGGGCGCAACAGGTGCAGGCACCTCGGCGTTCTGGGCGACAGCCGCATTCTGGTTGAGCATTTCAGCAGGAGACTGGTTCATTTTTTCAGGCATGGTGAATTTCCTCCTCGGTAAATTTAATATCGATGATATTTGCATAACGCTTGATGGCGTCAAGCTCGGATTTGGTGCAACGGAAAACAAGCTTCCGGTCCCTGGGTTCTTCCTGGCGAGTGAAACGGGCAAAGAAATCGTCATCGTACTCGTCCGGTGTGTAACCATCGCCGTAGCCAACGCCCGGCTGCACAAGGCTGACAGTGTAGGGGTTCTGCGCTGGGCCTTTGTAGTTGTCCGGCATCCCACGAATGACAGCTTCCCGTAGCATGGTGCGGTACTCGGTCATGTAACAAAAATCTATGGATTCATACGGCTCAGGCATGATTTCTTCGCCGGCGGCGGCGTGGACGATGTCAATGAGGCACATGAGCTCACCGACCCGGCGATAAATCGAGTCGATTGTGCGGCGGGTCTCCTGACTGCCCAGCTGATGGCTGCGGGCGAAGCCGGTGAACAGAGCCACAGCATAGTTGACGTCGCTGGTGAGCTTGTTGCCGGTGCTGATGAGTCGGAACAGCACATTGTCGTTCCCGACGTACTGAAAAATGCCCTCGGCCTTGTTGGACAGGTCTTTGATTCGCGCTCTGCGGGCTAACGTCTGACTCATGTGTATTACCTCCCGTAAATCTTGCGGCCCGAAGAATCCAAGACGTCGACATGGTCATAAAGCGGCCAGTTTTCGTCCGCCCAATGCTGAGCCTGCACACTTGATAACACGGGGTCAAAACCGGCAAAAACCAGTTTATCACTTCTGCCTGGATCCCCTTTATGGTAAGCATGGCAGCAGAATGAAGCCTGCTGTTTTTGAGTTTCATCCCGATGGATGTGCCGCAGCCGTTCCGGCTGTCGCTTATTCCAGCGAATCTCTGCGGCTCGCATATATCTACCGTTCATATTCCTGTTCCCTTTTCGTCTTTTTGCAGTAACGGCGAAGCGGAGGGAGACAGTCGACCTCCGCACGATCAATGCGCTCCTGCTCAAAAATGTACTTGTGCGGATGCTTTTTTTCATGGCGTCGGCGTCCAACGGAAGACACAAAGCTGTTGGCGGTCTTGTATCCTAGCTTAGCAGCGCACATGGCGGACGTTCCCGCTGCCACTACCTCACCAGTCTAGGCGCTGTACACTGTGTACCATGTGACATAGTGGATGTAATCAGCCATGTGCGACGTCCTCCGCATCGTGGAGGGCTGTGAGCAGCCCATCTGCTGCCGCGCTATAGACCTCTGATTTTTCCCGGCAGATGACCCGCAGCCAGATGTCTCCCGTGAGCGCGGACTCCGTTGCAAGCCGCGTGGCTGTTTTCAGGTGCTCTTCGGCCTGCTGCCGAATCAACTCTTCCAGCTTCATGCGCCCTTCTCCTCATCCTGCGGATACTCCGGGTTCCTGGCATGGTTGCGGACGATTTTGCTGTAACCGCTGCGCTTATACCGTTTGTTGTCCTCATACATCCCATAAAACGACATCGCCAGCCCGGCAGTGGATGCAACAATAATCCAAGGCGCGGCATGTGCAGCCTCGGCGATGCCCCAGCCGCCCCAGCAGGTCAGCGCAACGGCCAGCCAGGAGCAGGCCCAGCGCACCGCCTGCACCGCGCCGATAATAGCCAGCAGACCTACCGTGCCGGTGGCGACAAACGATTTGAGTTTCATTCTCTTGGTTCCTCCTTTGTATAAACCTTTTTGAGTTCGTAAAAGTCCTTCACCCACGCCATAAACCTGGCGCGGGAGATGTCAGGGCAAGGCTCTTTTGTTCCTACGGATGGCTTTGACCATTCCGGGAAAACTCCCGCCTGAATCTGAGCTCCCAGGACCTTTTCGGTCTTTGAGATGTTGTTGTCCCGAAGGATCTGGACGCATTCGCCTATCGTAAGGCTCGGCTTCTGCATGGCCTGCTCCTTTCTATCAATGTCTCAGCACAACATTGGACGAATGAACCAGATAGGTCACGCCGTCAATCTTCACTTGCAGCTGGTCGCCCTCGTAATCGTCCCAACTGTTCAATTTCCCCTCGACAATCGTTCCATCAGGCATTTTCAGCTGTGCCCAGCTGTATTCATAGGTCAGGTCAATAACCTGCTTATTGCATCCTGCCATCAGCAAAGCGCTTGCCAATACGGACACTACGCCTACAATAACTTTTTTCATGCTTATACCTCTTTAACAAACTTCCCGGAGGTGGTGGTGTTCCTCTGGGCAGCAGCTGCGGCAAACAAACTGGTCTGGCCGTTGGTCTGCTGGATCAGCATCACGGTGTTGGTGCTGGGCTTCCAGCGCTGGATATACTCCACGGCTTCATCGAAGCGCTTGCGGGGGATGTTGCCCACGCTGTTTACCCTGAACCAGTCCTGCACATCGTGGTTGCACTCGCTGTACACCTTGCTGCGCACGTGGTTGTCGATGTAGGCCGGGGTGTCCTCGCCGCCCAGCGCCCCAATGACGGCCCGGCTGATGGCCTTGCGCAGCACACGCTGCTGGTTGTAATCCACCGTCATGGTGTTCTCCAACGCGGTGAGCCGCTCTTCCTGCCGCTGGGTGCGGTTGTCCAGCATAAACAGCGCCTGCATCTCCTTGCTGAGCTTGGGCATCATGTAGCTGCCGGTCTTGCGCAGGGCGGGTAATACTTCGCTTGTCACCCAGCGCTTAAACCGCACCGCACCTTCCAGCTTGCTGCCAAAAATCAGGCTGTACACGCCGGATTCGTTGATGGTTGCAATCGGCTGTTTGCCACCGGGGGTGTCCATTTCGTTCACCCCTCTGTCCTGTTCATCAACATGATCACGAATCGCCTTCTGAGGGTTGCTGTACCCCAGCGCTGCGGCCACGTCCTTGCCCACGAACCAGGGTTCACCGTTCTGGTCTACCGTGCGAATGTCCCCGAACTCGGGGTTGTTGAAAATCTGAATGTTTGCCATGCGAACCTCCTTAAAAAACGCCTTTCAGTGAATGCACTGTAATTCCGAAGACCGATACTTCATGGCTTCCGTCACTGTAACGTGTAGTTTTTCCTCCCAAGCTACCGATTGTTAAGATTATGTGTCTATACCTCTTGCAAAAATCCATCCCAATATCGCTCGGGTATCCATCTTGTAGGCCTTCAGACCTGTGTTTTTGCATCATGCTCCAATAGCTATTCAAATCTAGAACGACGCTTTCAACGCACTCCTCTGGCGTTCGTTCTTCCCACTTACTCATCATCGTAGACCACGATCTCGTTCAGTGTGACCTTGAAATACTTTGCAAGTTTGAGCAGCTGCGAGATACTGGGTCCGTAAATCGAGCGCTCCCACTTTCCGATTGCGCCATTGCTCAGGCCTGCCGCCGCCTCCAGATCGGTGCGGCTCAATCCGTGCAACTTGCAAAACTGGTCGATTTTTGAAACATTCACTAGCAATTCTCCTTTCCGGGCTTGAAAATCACTAGAAAATATGCTACTATGTAGTTGCGAGGTACAAAGTGAATAAAATCTAGCGTCTGCCCGATATAATATTGTCAGGGGCTTTGGTTTTGCTTGCCCTGTGCTTAGTATTATACTAGCCAAGTGGCTATTTTGCAATAGTCAATTTGCAATTTAGTGAACATTTGGCTATTTTTACAAAATAGCGAGGTCTTTTTTATGCGAAATGTGGAGAGGGCTAAAAAAATCGCTACCGAAAAAGGAATCAATGTTTCTTTTGTATGCAGAGAGGTCGGAAAAAGCCGTGGCTATATTTCGCAAATGCTAGTAAGTGGGCGTGACTTCCCAGATGAAATGCTAGCGCCAGTAGCCAATGCGCTAGGTGTCACGGTCGAAGAGTTGACCGGTGAAGAGCAAAAAGAAAAGCCCAGCACCCCGGAGACGGTAAGCCTGAGTGGGCTGTCTCCTGAAGATGCTGAGCTTGTGCAAAAGATTCTGAACGCTTCGGAAGCGAAAAAGAACGCGATCCGGGAGCTGCTCTGAATCAGCCGTTTAGAATATCGAGGACTTTCTGACGAAATGCAGGGTCACTCTTAAGCTTTTCGATGATTCTTTTGATTTCGTCCTGGCTGAAAGATGTGTCCTGCATTTTGCTTTGTCCTCCTTATATAATTGTTATGTGTGAGGTGTTTCCCGTGATATGGAATGTTGGATTTCGGAAAAATATCACGCGGGTTATCAATGCGGTCTTCAAGAAAAAAGACGATCCTGAAGCCCAAGAGCCGTTGCGTTTTGTGCGCCCGAACGCTAAGTGGAGCAAATCACCAGAGCCCGTTGTTTTAATCGATCCTGACACCGGGGAAGAATTTGTGGATTTCCCGGAGGAAACTATACCAGAAAGAATACGGAAGGTTCTGGATTCTTTTTTGGTGATCGAGCAAACATCAGATATTGAAGTTTTGTTTTCAAGATATGATCTGATCCTTGATACGCTCGATGAACTCAAGAAGTATGAGAGGATGGGGTTCAAATTTGATTTTAGCCCTACTGAGCTTTACAACATGATAAAGTTTTCTCTCTCCGACCTTTTTGAGGTTGTTGTCGAAAATTCTTATATCAAGCAGCTGGAAAAACTCCTGACCTTGAAAACTCAAAAGGGAAAAGCAAACTCTATTCAAAAATGGAAAGATTCTTTTTCGGATGAACGAATCACAAATTCAATGATGGGTTGCGTGGTTTTGCGTTTCGACAAAATGCAGAATTTTATAAAATCAAAAGGCGAGGTATAAACATGGCAAATATCTGCCCCATTTGCGGCGGCAAGCTGGGCCTGCTAAACCGCGAGAAGAGCGCGGACGGCCCGATCTGCGCCGGCTGCAGCAACTTTTTCTTTTCAAAATTGGGCATCCGGGCAGCAAAGCAACTGACATCTGCCCTTGCGGACTACTGGGCTACACTGGAACAGCGTCGGAAGGTGTTCAAAGAAACCGATTCCATCTATGATGGTGACGCACTCTTTGTGTCGATTGACAAACCCAACCGGCTGTTTTGCATTGGACACCGCAGCGGCGATAAAGGCCCTCGCATGATCTACAGCTTTGATGAAGTCGCTGGGTATGAATCTGATGCTCCTGACGATCTGACGGTGACAGAGACAAAGGGCGGTATTGGCCGTGCCGTGATCGGTGCAGCCGTTGCCGGGCCTGTGGGTGCGATCGTGGGCGCCGCCACCGCTAAAACAGAGACCCGCAAGGGTCGCAGTAAAGAGAGCGTGTCTATCCGCTTTGCGCTTCCACTGGGCGAAAGTAGCTTGCCGACAATGGTTTACCCCGGCGGGATGACTGCGTTTCTCAAGAGCTGCAAAGCCAGCCAGGAGAAGCCGCAGGATCCCGCTCCGGTTGCCACAAGCGCCGCCGATGAGCTTTTGAAGTTTAAGCGGTTGCTGGATATGGGAGCTGTTACGGAGGCAGAGTACAACGCCAAGAAAGCTCAGCTATTGGGCTTGTAACTCATTCACAACCGCATTATACAACTGTTGATTGTAATACGTCAAGCGCGTTTAATCGCGAAAAAATGCGTAAAAAATTTAGCATTTGCGCTGAATCGCTGAAATTTACGCTGACTTTTTGCTAAATACGCGCGTTTTGCGCGAACAACGTGCAAAATATGTACGTTGCTATCCGTGGTTGCAAGGTTGTTGCATTTTTTGCAACAGTTCAGCGGCAAGCTCCCCACCGGGTGCGTCTGCTGCGGCCTTGAGCTGCCGGAAATCCCCGGACTTGCGGATCACAAAAAGTCGAGCCCGAGCCTGTCCCTCGGGCGGCATATCCTCATAGCAGGCCAGCGCGGCGCGGATGTGGGTGCAAAACAGCTTCATCTTGTCCATCTTTAGTCCTCCCAAGGTTCAGGTGTTCGGGCCGTGCCGGTCAAAATGGTGGCAGGCATCCCGTCAATGATGGTCATTTCGTTTTCTTTGCCGTTTCTTTGCTCGAAATCCATTTTATTTCACCTCTGTTTTTGTTCAATTTGTCCAACTTGTTTTAGATTTTACCATTTTATGGGAAAACTTGAAGGACTTCCGCTCTGTCGAGTGGCATGGGTTTTTCCCATGTCACTTTTTGTTTTTATGGCATGGAAATTTGTGAGGTTATAATTGATGAGCTACTTTACTGCGGAAAAGCTTGGTGTCGCATTGGCGCGGGCCAGAGTCGCGGCAGGCTTGAGCCAAGTCGACATGGCCCGCCGGATCAACAAGGGAAAGGCTACGATCCAGAGCTGGGAGTGCGGGGCGTCCAGCCCACCGGCTGACAAGATAATGGACTGGTTCGAGGCTTGCGGGACTTCTCCGCTCCCCGCCATGCAAGAAATGCTGCACCCAGAACTTTATAAAGAGCCCGTACAGCGCAAATCAGACGAAGAGCTGGATGAGGCGCTTACAGAATACTTTCGCACAGCGCCGCGAATTGTAAAAGAGATGGTGCTGTTTATCCTTTTGGGCCGACATGGCAGCTATCCACCGGCGGTGTTTGCTGAGGTGTGTGCAAACCTGCACACTCCCTTGCAAAACAAGGTATCCGTCTGCGGCCAAATACTGGACAACTACGGGTTCGCCGTGGCTACAGGAACAGACCCGATCCCGTGGGAAGTCCAGCCTCCGGTGAGTCTGCTGCAGTCGGCATACCAGGCGGGAAAAGAGGCCGCGAAGAGCGGCGAGGCCGACTATACCGCAAAGCGAGGTGAAGAGCTTTGAAATGCATTCGCGCCTGCTGCCGTCGGGAAATACCGGATGATGCATCTTTTTGCCCATACTGCGGCAAGAAGCAGCCCGAAGCCACCCCGCAGCAAAGAAAAAAGCGCCGCCGCCCAAAGGGCAGCGGCAGTGTATATAAGTTGAGCGGGACGAGGTCAAAACCGTATGTGGCCCTGACAGCCAAGCGAGACGTTCTGGGGACGTTTGCGACGCCGGGTGAAGCGGTACAAGCACTGGACGCTTACAACGCCCAGAACACCCCCGCAGCGCGTCTGAAATGCACTTTTGCGGATGCCTACGCCCAATGGAAAGCGCAGCCCAAATTTGACAAGCTCGGCACTGACATGAAAAAGGGTTATGAGCTGGCCTATGCAAAGGCTGCGCCGCTGTATGACCGACAGCTCCGGGACTTAAAAGCCGCAGACTATCAACAGGTGATTGACCAGATGGTGGAAAAGGGACTCTCCCGCAGCTCCTGCGAAAAGCAGCGCACACTTTTCAGCCAGATCTGCGAGTGGGCAATGGCTCAGGACATCATAAACAAAAACTATGCCATGCTCTTGCAGCTCCCGGCGGCTACAGGCAAGGCAGAGCGCACCTTGACTGCTCAAGAGATCGAGCAGATTAGCAGCCGACAAGACGACCCGAAGCTTGGGCAGACAGCACAAATTGCAATGGTGCTGCTCTACACCGGTATGCGTATCGATGAGCTGCTCTCCATGCGCTGCGACGATGTGCATCTAAAAGAGCGGTATATGCAGGGCGGCGAAAAGACCGAGGCGGGCAAAAACCGCATTATCCCTATTTTGGACCCCATTTATAAAATTATTGCCTTTTGGATGCTTGACAGCGGCTGTGAGTGGCTGATACCGTCCAAAGCCGGTACAAAGCTGGACAAGCGCAACGTGGCTACAAAGTTTCGGGCCTTGATGCAGGAGTGCCACATAGAGGGGGTGCATCCGCATACGCTGCGCCACACGGCCAGCAGCAAGATGGTGGAGTGCGGCTTGGAAACGACTGCCGTGCAAGCCATCTTGGGTCACAAAAATTTCTCCACCACAGCAAACAAGTACGTCTCCCACAATGACCCGAATTATCTGTTGCAGGAAATGCGAAAGATGAAGTATTGATTTGTTAGATCGTTTGTTAGATTGTCACGTTCATTCAGGAGATTTTAAGGCATTTCAAGCAAAAAGAAAAACGCACGGACGATTTGTTTTAATCGTTCGTGCGTTTATTTTTGGAGCTGGTGACAGGAGTTGAACCTGCAACCCACTGATTACAAATCAGTTTTATTTTACGTTTTATCGAGAAGAAAGTCAAATTTGTTAGTCACGCGTTAGTTTATAAAACTCAAAAATTCAGCTTTTCAAGTTTTGTCTGTATGTAAAAATAACACATTTTGTGTCGTTTTACAATGCGGTTATCTTCCGCATGACCAACTCATACTCTTTCGGGTATGCAAGCTTTATGGCGCTCATGTGCTCATCAAGCACTTCCATCAAGCCGCCAAAGGGCGCGGCGCTGGCCGCTTCCACGAACTCGCTTTGCGGATTTGCTTTTGTGGGGTATGCCGTCTGGTACGACGTGGGAGGCAGCGCTTGAATCCGTGCTTTTGGAGGTATGCGCCCCATGTGCGGTTGGCGCTGGGCATATCGCCGAGAGCAAAGCCGGTCAGCGCCAATCCAATGTAGGCCTGCTCCCAGCTCTGCCCAGTGGCTGCTGCTACCGCACGCACGGCGCAATCTCCAACGCTGCTCCCGTGGGGGTTGGGGCTGAACTTGTTCCACATTGGCGCTTGCCTCCTTTGCGCCCAGTGTAGCAGAGCTGCCCGGCGGGAGAGACAACGAAGGTACAACGAAGGACAAAAAAGATAGCGCAAATAATTTATTTTCTCGATTTTACTGTTGACAAAATAAATTATTTGTGCTACAATGATGGTGTCGAGAGAACCAAAAAACAAAACGGAGGAACGAACGATGAAAGCTTACAACCTGCACGAGATCATGAGCAACGCCTGGGCAATGTACCGCAAGTGGGTCGCACCTTACAAGTACAATCACAGCCGTATTCCCAGCTGCTACACTTTTGCAAGTGCTCTCAAGCAGGCTTGGGCCGCTGCAAAGACCGCTGCCAAAAAGGTCGCCGCCGGCATCGTTCGCATGCACTACAGCCAGTACAAGGCAGAGTACAGCAAGTGCCAGACCGTCGAGGGCAGCTACGACAAGGCCACCAAGACCATCGAGGTCATGACCAAGGCTATCCGCACCTTTGAGCGTCCCGCATATACCGCAGTTCGTACCTCTCGCCGCCCCAGCGTGACCGCCATCCGCGGCCTCTGCCCCCGCTGCCACACCTACTGCTACGGTGACTGCATGGCATAATTTACACACTCAACTATAAGGAGGACAACAACAATGACTAAGCTTTATGATGGTGACAAGATCCTGAGCATCAAGATGACCGACACCCGCACCGGCATCGACTTCGAAAACGACTTCTTCGAGGTCGGCGGCCTCGAGTACAACGCCGATCTGGGCGCTTACAAGGTCGAGGACGTCGAGTATCTGGCCGACTACGCCAAGAGCTACGCCGACGGCACCAACGGCGACATCGACTACGCCGTCGATGAGGACGGGAATGTCGTGGTCCCCGGCTGCACCGTCGATTATGACATCGAGGTGATGTGATGTTGTACTCATGGGCGCTCATCGACCCGGACGGCAACACTCACAAGGCGGTCAATCTGTTAGACTGGGCTCGTCAAAATCATTTGCTGTTTTTTGACGACGACATCCCAGAGGACGTTGCCGCAAAAAGGATCGCGGAAGGATTCAGGGCGATCGCCACGTCGATCCGTGGGACTCGCTTAAAATCACGCCCGGCAGCGAGCTACAAGGGATGGATGTTGGCCGGGCTTCCCACGCCCAAAACGACAGATGACGATAACTTTGACAATGTGGAGGATACCATGCGCAAAATAATCAACGGCTCTCGCTACAGCACCGATACCGCAAAAAAGATCGCCCACTGGGAGTCCGACCAGGACTACACCAGCTTTACCCACTGCGAGGAGACGCTTTACCGCACCAAAGCAGGCAAGTGGTTTATCCACGGCACCGGCAACGCGGCCACTGTGTACGCCGTCCGCCGCGGCGACGGATGGACGGCCCCCGGCGAGCAGATCGTGCCGCTCTCCGAAGAGGTCGCGCGAATCTGGGTGCTCGAGCACCTTGGCGAGGAACAGTGCGACGCCATCTTTGGCACCGGAAGTGAGGACACAAAGGATGTGCAGGCTACGGTCTACATCCCGGGTCCGCTCGCAGAAAAGATGGCAGCTCGGATAGATGCAGAGCAGTGCAACCGAAATGAGCTTATCCTGCAGGCGCTGCGGGAATATCTCAAGTAAACAAAAAATCCCCCGATGCTCCAAACGGAACACCGGGGGATTTGCTTATCCAAGCCTTATCCAAGCATTTTGTCAATGCTTTTCAGCCGGTAGCCTATCGCCGTCCGGCTGTAATGGGTCTGTGCTGCAATGTCCGGCAGCGGGAGCCGCTCAACGTACCGCAGTAAGGCTATCTTACGGTCTACCCTCCCAAGCGGTGCGCTTTTGATGGCGGCGGTCATCTGCTGTCGGTCAAGTCCTTGCAGCGCAGCGGGCAGCACTACACGAGCCGCCGCCACAGGTAGCACCGAGCCAAAAAGGCTGCGGCAGCTGTCCGGCGTTGCGCACCATAGTGCCAAGCGCGGCAAACCGGTGACAAAACGTCACCAGTTTGTTGACATTACCAAAATGGTGATGAGTTTGACTTTTGAGGCTGGAAAAGTTGAACTCATTCGTAAAAATGGCCTGTTTTAACCAATGCCGTGCGTACGTAGTGCTACTCATAGTCAAAACCTCACTGATTTTGCAAGGCCGCCTTCATGCGGTCAAAGAAAAACTGAATCACTGCGCCGATGGTCTCCTCGGTGATAGCCCAGCTGATAAGCTTGCCCCACCGGCTGTTGTCCAGATAGTGGCGCAGCATCTTGACGCACCACGCCTTGCGCTCTGCGCCGCGCTTTGTACCCTGTATCTCGTGCTCGGCCCGCTCGATGAGGTCAAGCACCAGCGGCTTTACCGCTGCGCCGTAGCCCAGCCGGATGCAGCCGAGGGCGTAAAAGATAAAGCCGCCCAGCATCAGCACTGCCGCCACCGGGGCAGGGATAAGGTCAAAAAGCTTAGTTGCCAGTGCTTCCATGATTGGTCACTCCTTTTAACAGATAGTTGTCAATGTCGGTGCGGCTCTTCTGCATCCCCTCGCGGTTGTTGCCGGAGAGTTGGGCATCCAGCAGATTGCGCACCCCGTCGAGGGTCAGACGACTCACCTCGTCGATTTCGTCAAAGCGGCGCAGGTCGCGGGCAAGGGCCTGCGTGTGTTGGAACTGGACCTGCTCCAAGGTGCCGATGCGCTTGTCCATCTCATCCAGCCGCTTGTTCTGCACGTTGTCAGGCTCCTGCGCCTTTTTGATGTACTTGTGGATGATTTCCAGTACCTTGTCAATGGTGATGGCCGCAGCACACAAGCTGCCAAGGATGCCCAACACCCACAGCAAAGCTTCTTTTTCGGTCATTTGCCCTCCCGAAGACGGGTCAGGCCCTTCTTGCGGATGATTTTCGGGTAGTTGAGGGTAGTGACGTTGAGGTCCACGTTGCCGGAGATGCCCGGTACGCTGCCTTCACTGGTGTGCTGGTGGGCGTTGTAGTGGTAGCCGACGGCGGGGGTGCGCCCGGTCGTATCGGACAGCCAGACGTCCCAGCGGTTTGCCAGACGGCCCATGTCCAGCTCCATGTTGGAGTAGTGGGTGTAGGTGTACAGCTGGGCGTAAAAGCCCATCCGCTCCACCTGTTCCAGCGCGTAGGCGGTGAGGTTGGTGAGGTCGAGGGTGCTCATAGGCTTGAGCTTGTTCTCCTCCACGTCCACGCAAACGGGGAGAAAAAACTCCTTGCCGTATACCGCCTGCCGCAGCAGGGCAAGCTCTTCGTCGGCCATCGCCTCGCTGGTGGCGTAGGTGTAGTAGTAGACGCCCACGTCCAGCCCTGCAGCCCGGGCGTTGCGGTAGTTGGTCTCAAAGGTCGGGTCGATGTACAGGCCGTCTGCCCGCTTGGAGAGCTTGTAGTTGGTGGAGACGGTCTTGAGCATTGCTCCCTTGTAACCCGCCGCTGCCACCTGCGCCCAGTCGATAAGGCCCTGATACCGGCTCACGTCGATGTACCGGTAGGGCGGGTCGCCCTCCCAGCCGGTGACGGCCTCTGCCTTGGGGGCTTGGGGCGCAGGCTCAGGTTCGCCAGTGTCCCGCTCGTCCCCCGGACCAAAGATGGCCCGCACAAGCTTTTCCAGCAGCTCCAGCAGTTTATCCATTGTAGTAGTCCTCCCCCGTGATCTCCTTGTACTGTTCAGGGGTGATCTCCCCCTCGGCCACCCTCTTGGCCAGCTCCCGCTTGACCCCGGGGCGGCGGCTTGCGGGCATCTCTTCCCATTCCTTGGTGCCGGCGACCAACCGGTTCGCCCAGATTTTGTCCATTTTGATGTCCTCCTTACTTGTTGTTAATAGCGGCATCCAGTTCGCACAGCGAGTCCTCGATAGTCGCCAGCCGCTCCTGTGATGCCATATCCTGCTCGCACAGAGCGTCTTCCATCTCCGCAGCGGTCTTCGCCGCCTGCTCTGCCAAAGGGCCGGTCTTGTCGGTCATCCGGTAGTGGCGGTCGATCTCGTACCAGTCATAGCAGCGCCCTTCCGCGTCCTCCGCGCTGCGCAGCTTGCGGACAACGCGGAAGCTGTCGGTGATGGTCTGGTCGGGATACTCTCGCTCGATCTGGCGATACCCGGTCAGATCAGTGTGGTGGCCGCCGATGGTCTTGAGGACTTCAGCGCCGCCCTTTGTGCCAAAAACATAGTCCACGTCAAGTTCTCCTTTCTCCGATGCTCTCGGACGACGTGCTTCAGGTCGCGGACGACCCGCTCTCCCCGAAACAACCATTGATAGAGATGATAGTTGTTGCAGTGCCGGAGCTGCCCGAGACGCGAGAGCAGACTTGCTGCCGCTCTGGGTGCGATGGGCTTGCCCTTCCGCCTGCGCTTGCGATACCGTGCCAGCGCCCGCTTGATGTGCAGCAGATTCCGCTTGCGGGGGATGGTGTAACCTCTCCCGTACCGGTAGCCTACAGCGTCCGGCAGCCGTCCTTTCGCCCGCGCAAAGCCCTGCCGGGGCGGGAGCAGCGGCTCTTTGCGCTGCGGTTTTGCCACCGGGAACACCTGCCAGTCGCCCTTGAGCTGCAGGTCGTGGGCGTCAAGCCAGTCTTCGACCAGTAAGCGGAGCTTTTTCAGCTTGCGCCTGTTCGGCCCGAAGGTTGTGATGTTGTCCATATACCGGGCGTAATGCTTGCACAAGCCGCTCTCCCGGATGAGCTGGTCGAGGGGCTGTAAGACGGCGTTGGCGAACCACTGGGAAGTGTACGTCCCCAGCTTTACGCCGTCCCGGATGATGCGCCGGATGAGGTCGAGGACGCGGCAGTCCTTGTAGAGCTGCCGCATCCGGGCCATGACGACTTCCGGGGTCAGGCTGTCGTAAAAGTGGCGGATGTCGCCGCAAAACTCGTACTTCGTCCCCTTGCGGTCGTACTTCATCCAGCGCTGGATGGCGTTCTTCTCCCGGTGCGGCCCGCGCTCCCGGATGGATCCGCAGCAGTAAAAATCCATTCCCTGCATCATCCTGGGCTGCAAGACCTGGATGAGGGCGTGGTGAACATACTGGTCGGGCCACTGGGCCGGTTCGCTGATGGTGCGCCACTTCCGGGCGTTCGCGTCCCACCGCTGGCTGACATGGGGCGGTTTCGGCTCGAAGCCCTTGATGAGCATACGGCGCAGGTCTTCCACCCGCTCCGCTTTGGTTTCTTCCACCCACGCCGTGCAGGTGTTGGGGCGGTGGCCCTTGCACCAATGGTGGGTGCGGTTGACTTCATCAATGGCAAGCAACAGATTATCGTCTGATATTAGCGTATCAAAGAGCTTTCCAGCCCTTTTCATTGGGATACCTCCTTTTAGCTGTACAGGCTTTCCATCGCTCCCTGCGGAGTGTACTAGCCTGCTCCCAAAATGCCTATCTTCACCATGAGGTGTGCGGCTGTCTGTGCCAAGGATATGTGAGGTTGGAAATATCAAAAAGGAAGCGGCAGCCGATGTTCCCGTTATAGTTCGACGCGGCGTTGTAGTTGACGTAGAACAAACCATAGTTGGAGTTGTGGCTATAGTTACCACCGACGTAGAGGCAGGGGTTCGACGAGTCAAAGTTCCAGACATCGCACGAGCCCGGGAACAAAAAAACACCGGCAATGCACAGACAGTCCCATATAAAGTTCAGCGCCTTACGGCGCGGTTATCTGCGGGGGCTGCGGCCCCCTCAGACTCCCCCGTTGGGGAGTTCCTGGAGGCGGCAGCCGATGCTCCCGCTATAGACCGACGCGGCGTCGTAGAAGACGCAGAACAAACCATAGCTGGAGTAGTGGCTACAGTTACCACCGACGCAGAGGCAGGGGTACGACGAGTCAAAGTTCCAGACATCGCACGAGTACGTTGCGTCATTACCGGACGCGGATGTGGGGATAAACGTCGGGAAGCCGCCGTTTGTCTTGACATTGAATGCGGACGGCCAGCCGTTCGACGGAGTGCCGACCGCCGTGCCATTGCCGCTGTCGCTGAACTCGGAGGGATTCAAGATGATGTTCAGGCCGTTGCCGTTGTTGTAGCAGCCGTCGCACCAGTCCCACACGTTATCCCACAGGCCCTCGATATTGCGGTACTGCGTGCCGCCGTAGGTGGCCCGGCTGCTCTGATCGGTGCCGGTGTGGTAGGGCATCGAGTCGGTGTAGCCCATTGCGAAGGTGTTGCTGTTCGGACTGCATCCATAGCCGATTTTCGCCTGACTGTTCCAGTCGCAAAATTCGACGATATAGAGCAGCCAGACAGTAAACCGCATGGCAAAATCGCTCTGCCAGATGGTCGAGCCGAGATTGTGGATGCCGGAGCGGGCCGAAGAGCGGGTCATGTTCGCCCTGGGGCTGCCGGTGCCGCTCTTATAGGTGCCGTTGCAGTGGTATCTGCCGATATACACCACATCCCGCTCGCCGTGGCCGTCACCTCTGTCCATGTGGGCGGGGCTGACGCTGTAGCCCTCCACCGCGCGGTCGGCGATCTGGATGGTCATTCCCCTGCCGTTTTGGGTCAGCTTGTACCAAAACTTGGGGATGGCTACCATCGTGCCGCCGGTGCGCTCACTAACGGTCATGCCCGCCCAGGGCTGCAAGCTGTCAAAAGGGCTGCCATAGCTCTTTGCGCCCGCAACATACGGTACAGGGTCGGTAAACTCCGCTGCCTCGTCGGTGCGGCTCCACTTGGTGGTGCTGGTGCCGTCCCAACTCGCGCCGTAGATTTGGACGTAGGCAAGCTCAAGGGGATAGTCCTTGTATTCGCTCACCTCCACGCTGCCCTCGGTGGTCTCGTCGCCCAGCGTGGCCGTCACGGTCCACATGCCAGCGATGGGCAGATAGAGCTTGATGCTCCCGCTCTCCGGCACGGTGCCGGTGACGGTCTTGTCTCCGCGCTGGGCAGTGACGGTGCTGCCCGCCTTGACCGTCACAGTCAGGGTGTAGTAGGTCAGGGTCATGGTCTTGGTGCGGCAATACTCCGCCTGCACTGTCTCCGTGGCCGCGCCGGTGCCGAGCGTGGCGGTGACGGTCCACTCTCCGTCGTGGGGCAGGGCCGCAGAAAAGCTGCCGTCCGCAGCCACGCCGCTCACGCTCTTCTCGCCGTCCGAGAGGACGATGGAGCTGCCCGCTTCGGTCTGCACCACCACCCGGGGCAGCACGATGCCGCCAACCGCCGCTGCGTCCGCTGCCGCGCCGGAGATGG